GCATCGGGTAGTTTTGTAGTAGGTACTTCATATAGGATTAGTAAAGGTGGGGCTCATCAAAGTCAAAGTTATAGTACAGATTTTACCGCGGTTGGTGCCGAAGATAGTAATGCTGGTACTATATTTACTGCAACCGCAACTGGAACGGCAAGCGGAAATACTGCTATAAACTTTGGCTCTGCACATCCTAGAACCATACAGGCACGAGTAAGATGGTTTATAGGAGCAGATTCTAATTTTGGTACTGGGGTAATTACATCTCTTAAAAGTACAATTGTCTTGCCTTCAAATCCAGGCACTATTACAATAGGTACTTATGTCCAACAACAGATAACGGCAGGGATAGTTGCAAGGGGAACTGTAATGAGTCAGACAGGTGGAACTACTTTAACAATTAGTAGGAATAGGCTCAGTAAATTAGTTAATGAGTTTATTGCTGAACCTAATGACTTTGATTTTATAGCTAATTCGGAGCAATTGTATACATATGATTTAGCTGGGAATGCAACAGGAGTTGGAATACCATCATCTGTTGTTAATGGGGAAATAGAAGACGTTGAAGTAGTTTATGGGGGTTCTGGTTTTGAGGAAGCACCCCATGTTTGGTTTGAAACTACATCAGGAGCAGGTGCAAATTTGACTCCATTTGGTTCTGAAATCGGTGGAATAGCAAAAGCTATTGTTGTATCGCCTGGAATTAATTATGGAAAAAATTCTACAGCTGCAACACAAGAAAAGACTGAGCCATGGGTTACAGCTAAAGGTTCTGTTAGAACTGAGCCAATGATAGAATTTGATGGTAAATATATAGATAATAGAGGATTTCTTAGTAATGATAATGTATTACAAGACGGAAGATTTTTTGAGCCATGGTCTTATGTGGTTGGTTCGGATGTTCAATTTGAAAAATGGGTTGCTCCTATTTCAACTATTGCCCATCCAGTAGGAACTAAAATTTTTCCAACATATTACGTTAATGAAAAAATATCAGGAGCAGCGTCTGGATATATAAAAGTAGACCAAGCAACTAGTTAGAGGGATAATAATGGCAACTATTTTAACAAATAATTTCAAATATAAGAATGCTGAAGTAATTAGAAAGTTATTTCATGATGTGGATAATAGAGGTAGATTGAAGCACAATTTATATCTTTTTATTGCAAGGAGCAGGGCTTGGTCAAATGAAGCTAGTCCAGATACACCATCATCATTGGCCTCGATGCAAGAAGAACTAGATGTTCATAACGATATTATAGTAATGAAAAAGGTAACTGCAGGTGATATTTCTCTTGTTACACCCAAATATGTATGGGCGAATACTGTTGCTTATACGACTTGGGAGCACGATTCTTCTACTATATTTGAAAGAGATGGTACAGGTTCAAATGCACAACCTTTTTATGTAGCCACTCAGGAAGCTGATACAACTTGGACAATTTGGAAGTGTTTATTAAATGCTGGCGGAGTTGCAACTGCTACGGAACCTACTATTGCATCTGGTTTGAGCTCAGTGCACACTAGAGGCGATGGGTCTGGTGATGGTTATGTATGGAAATATATGTATTCTGTTACAAATGCTCAGATGACAAAGTTTAGTAGTAGTGTTGCAGATTCTAGCGGTAAATTATGGATGCCAGTTAAGACATTGGGGCATGCACCATCAACTAGTGATAATACTAGTACCACTTCTCAATGGGATGTCCAGAGGCAAGCAATACTTGGTGGAGTCCATCTTATAAAGCCATCTAGTGCCATTGGAGTTGGTGATGATACCAAATTGATTAGATTAGATGGTGACGGTACTGGTTTTGAAGGTACAGTGCGATCAGTAACTATTAGTGCAACTACCTATTATTATGTACAAGTCACAGACCCAGGCAAGAATTATACTTATGTTAGAAGGGTTATGAAGCAAACTCTGGCCGGTGGTGGTAGTAGTTATCCAAGTGATTATACTGCAGATAGTAATTTAACTGCAATCCTTTCACCTCTAGGTGGACATGGTTGGGATGCTACCAAAGAATTGGGAGGTCATCGAATGATGATTCATACATCTTTGGAAGGTAATCGAAACTTTGGTCAAGATAGTTCTAACTATCAGCATACTTATGGTGGGGCTGATGGAAATACATACACAGATTATAGAACAGTAGGTTTGATGATAGATCCAATAAAGAGTCGTGATATTTATGATCACATTGAAAGCGGCACTCTTAAATCTGAAGTAGTTGCAACTGGCGATAGGCAGTCTGCACAGGATGCAACTAATCTTGCAAGATTACATTATACGAGTGAGACTAGAGACAGTACTTTAAATAGTGCTACTGATTGGAGAGAAAAGGAAATTATGCAAGTAAATGGTACAGGTATATCAAGTACTTTTACTGCAGTTGGTAGAGTAGTTGATATAAATACAACTAGCAAATATGTATATGTCATACCATATGCTGGTACTTTTTCAACTAGTCAGTTTGAGCCTGATACTGGCTCGTATGTATTTTTAAACGAATCTGGAACATTAAATGCGAATAATTATTTTAGAATAGACCAAGTAAAGGCTAATGATATACTTCCATATTCTGGTGATATAGTATACTTGGACAATAGAGCACAGATAATACGAGATACAACTAGGACAGAAACAATTAGAATTGTTATAGAATTTTAAAGGTAGGAGAACATGGCCAAAATTAATTTTAGTGAAACACCATATTATGATGATTATGCCCCTAGTAAGAATTTTCATAAAATACTTTATAAGCCATCAGTGGCACTACAAACTAGGGAATTGAATCAAGCACAAAGTATTGTTACTGAGAATATTAAAGATATTTCAAATGTAATACTTAATAATGGTGATCCACTTAAGCCTGGGCAACTTGTTTATAGTAATAAGGTGGATTATATTTCTTTAGATACTTCCACGCCGTGGAATAATTTTCATTTTAATCCAATAGGGTCGAATCAAAGTCGTTATCTTATTGGAAAATATATTACAGATACTCAAATAAGAATCAAAGCACAGATAATAACGGGAACTCATAGCAATAGGGGTAATAATGAAGCTGCAGTTTTATATTTAGCATATACATATTCGGATGGTGATCAAGCTAGTCCTGCAACCATTTTTGCCGAGACAACTGATTTATTTGAACTTAAGCCAGATGGTACTAAGGGAGAACAGATTGGTAATGTTGGGCGTCCAAGTAGTTTTTATTATCCTTTAGAGGTTACTGGTCAGGCCTCTGTGGCACAAATTAAAGACGGTATTTATTATGTAAATGGTTATGCAATTCGAGTGCCTGGACAGACTTTAATACTTGAAAAATTTGGTACTACTCCTACTTATCGAATTGGACTTGCTGTTGAAGAAAATATTATAACTGCTGGACAAGATATGTCTTTATATGATCCAGCTGGCTCATTTTCCTTAGGTGCTGATAGATATAGTATTAATTTAAGATTAGCCAAGAAGTCCATTGGTTCACCTTCTAATGAAAATTTTATTGAATTGATGAAAGTTACTGATGGTCATCCTGCAGAAAAAGATACTTATTTAGGTCAACTGATAACAGAGGATGAGTATACAAAAAGACATAGTAGAACATTTGGTAATTATGTAGAAGAGCCTTTTAATATTGAACTTCGCGAACATTCTTCTTCTCTTACAGATCATAATAGTATTGCTGGTGTTTATAGTACAAATGGTGATAGTACTAAACTTGCTATTGGTGTTGAGGGCGGTAAAGCCATTTTAAATGGAAAAACAATTTCTATACCACATAAGCAATATGTGAATATTGATAAGCAAAGAGGAAGTACAAATTTGGTAACTGCAGCTGGTACTACTACAGTTGCTGCAGATTTTGGAACTTATGTTGTTACTAGTGCTGGATTGCATGAAGATATATCTGGAGCAGCTGGTATAAGTACAGCAAATACTCATGCTGATAGAATTTGGTTGAATTTTTCACCGCAAACAGCCACTGAGGTTCCATTTGGACAAAATTCTAGTGACAATTCAAGAATATTTCTTGGGAATTCTGTAGTTGAATCCTTAGCAGAAGCTTCTATTCGTAATATAGAAAGACATCCAAGTATAGCAAACAATACTTCAGATGAATATAAAATATATTTATTTGACATACAGCCACTTGTTACTACTGCAAATACTTCTAGTATAATAGAAGATGCTGAATTTATTGCACTTAAATCTCAGGGAACAACTATTGACATAGAAGATTTAGTAAAAAATGTAACTTATAAAATTGTTTCTGCCGGAGATAGTACTTGGACAGGTATTGGTGCAACTGATAATAATGTAGGTACTGAATTTGTTGCATCAGGAGCTGGTACTGGAACAGGCACTGCAGCCAAAGTTTTTAAAAGAGTTGCAGATTTAAATACTGAGTTAGGAAGTAATACAACCACTCCGTTACTTATGGCACAAAATGGAACAATAGCTTTTTTTGGTGGGGATGCGGACAGTCAAGCTGGAATGCATAAAGATTATGCACAAACAGTAGACCATTATAGAGATACTTCTTATACAACTTTTAATGATAGTAGATTAGATTCTTTGGTCTTTCCTATTCCTAAAGATGCTATTGGAGATGATGGAAGTAGCATAGGTACTGTTACTATCAATAGGATGAGAGCAACTCAGCTGAAGACAACTACTGCAAATGATACGATAACTTTTACTGTTTCTGGAAATGAAACTTTTGATATAACAAATAATCTGTCGGTAACTCAACAAGTCCTTACAGGTGGTGGGTACTATACAGCGCCTGGTGATGTAATAAAGGGTAGTACTTCTGGTGCATATGGGAAAATAGTTATTACAGGTGGTAGTGAAAACATTCTCGGAGGTTTTCAAAAATTCCTAGTAGTTCTCACAGATGTTAATGGTGATGTGGATACTACGGGAAGTCCAACACTCTTTCAGGCTGAAGATTATACTATGCATATTAGACGCTTTGAAGAAGAATGGATGACAGTGAGTGATATAGTGCTCTCAAGTGCAACTATAAGTGCAGTAGATGAAACAATTGTCGGACATAGAAATAAAGATTATCTTTTATATGGGTTTGCAAATGCAGGTGCTTTTGATTATGCAGCTTTTTACAAAGAGGATGATGTAGTATTGCAATTTAATAGTACCACTGCGCCAACTTCTTTGACTATTAATAGTCCTAGAATTCAGACAAGTAAAGATTATGTATTGTTGTCGGTGGTTAAGACAACTTCTGCAGTCGAAATAGATAAAACAGTAAAGGAAGGTACGAAGCACGTTGGTACTCATTCAACTACTTCTACTTTATCTGGTGATATAGGTCATATTCAATTAGATCATGCAGATGTGTTGGATAGGAATTGGAAAGTATATGAAAATAAAAATGGTTTTGATGCAGGTTCATCAAATCAGGCTACTACAAGTGATACTGATATTTCATCCAGATATATTTTAAATACAGGTCAGAGGGATAATTCGTATTCTGTAGGTTTTTTACAGCTCAAAGATAATAAGCCGATGCCTTCTGGATCATTGTATATTGTTTATTATTATCTGCAGCATGGAACAGATGCACAGCAAATAGGGGCGGGCTCTGCATCTTATAGGGTAGGTGATTATATATCTGCAGATTCATATCCAGTTGGAGTTTCATTTTCTGGATTTGGTACATTTACCTATGCTGATATTCCAACCTTTACGAGCCCAACTACTGGTAAAAAAATTAGACTAGCTGATGCTATTGATTTTAGGCCAGTTAAGGATGCCAACGATCATTATTTACATAATACTAGAATACCTTTCCATACAACTGTAGATATTTCACAAGTGAAATATTTCCAGCCTAGAATAGATAAACTTTATTTAACAGAAGGTGAAACTACAGAGGAAATCTTAACTTCTGATAAATTAGAAATTGGTGAAGTTTATAAAATTCTTACATTAGGAACTAGTTTATTTAATCAAATTGGTGCTGAATCAAATACTCCAGGCACCATCTTTAGAGCAACAGGTAAAACAGTGGGTACAGGTACAGTAACTATGGCTGAAGGTAATCTTAGAATTATTAAAGGGATTCCTTATGAGGATGAGCCAGTGGTGCCGATAGTTCCAGAAAATGGTATTGAACTAGCAGAAATAAAAGTTCCTGCATATACACATTCTACTGATGATGTTAAAATTAAAGTTACTTCAAACTTGCGTAGAAAAGATACTGAATTATCCAAATTGGAAAATATATTGGAAGAAATTCAAAATCATGTTTCAAAAAATCCTTTAGAAGAAAAGGCTAAAACATATGATATTGGTGAAGGTAGGAAGGTTATTGGAACATTTACCGATTCTTTTGAAGATGATTCCAATGCTGCTGTAGATGATACTTATTATAGTGCTTCTATTGATAAAATTAACAATGTTCTTAGACCAGAATTTATAATTGAAAATACAAGTTGGAATACACTTCCAATTGAATATAATGATCTACTTGGGTCTACTACCGCTAAGAATTTAGTAACTCTGCCATTGGTTGCTGGTGATGAATATGTTTCTGAAGTAGTTAATATTGAAAGTAATATTGAAGTAAAGCCAAGAACTACTCATACTTTTGGGTATCATGGGTATATGATAGTATCGCCTAGTTTTGATAATTGGAAATCTACAACAAGTCGTCCAGATTTGATAGAAAATAGAGGCGGGGAATATGATTCTATAAAGCATCATAGTAAGAACTATAAAACTCATCGTTCAAGTTGGAACGATTGGAAAACTCATTGGGCTGGTTATGAGAAATTAGAATTTGAGGATTCTGATAAGGATACTTCTTATGATGGTCTAATTAAATCTTTGAAGAAAACATATGATGTTAAAAGTAATACTCTTGAGTTACCTAGTGGAAAGAAGGTGCAAAGAGATTATGTTCCATATATAAGAAGTCAAAATATAAAAATAACTGTATATGGACTTAAGCCTAATGTTGGTAATTTACGGATACGCTTTGATGGGCGAGACATTACTAGTGATATAAGGACAAATGTATTAACAGTAGCTACTTACATTAATAGTTCAGCGGCAGTATTAAAGACTGATGATTACGGTAGTTTTGTTGGCTGGTTTACAATTCCTAATGTTGATGAAGGCGTTGGAACTACTAAATTTACTACTGGCATTAAAAAGATAGTTGTTGATAGTACAACTTCTGGAGTTGACTGTTATGCTGAGGGTTCATTTAATGCCGTTGGTTATATAGCCAATAAAATTTCTACTCGTAACCTTGAAGGCTCATGGGATACTCAAACAAGAGATGCATATCATCAAAGCTTTGAAATTTTCCAAGATTGTTTTGTTGGTAAAGTAGATCTGTATTTTACAGGTAAAGAGAATTTTGGTAATATGCGACCGATTATTTTACAATTGAGAAAAATGGACGGTGATAAGCCATCTAACGATTGTATACCATTTTCTACTATAGTAAAATATCCAACTGATATATTGACATTTGGTTCCAATCCATCTAGTAGTTGGAGTGTAGGTGATACGTTAACTGGTAATAATTCTGGTGCAAAAGGAATTATTGTCGATTTTCCAACCTCTACTCAAGTCACAGTTAGACCAGTTAGGGGTGAATGGAATCATGCTAATGAATATATAACTAATGGTACAAATTCCATACAATTTACTGCAGTATCAACTGCAATTCCTACAGATGGTGTAACCCCAACATCTTTTACTTTTTCTGAGTTTATCTATCTTCCAAAAGGAAAATATTGTATTACTTTAATAACTGCAAGTAGATCTTATCAATTAAAAGCTTTAGATGTAAATAGGCTTGAAGGTAGTAAGATGACTGGCGTTGGTAGTACATATCAAGGGTTTGATCAAATAAAAAGTCAAATTTTACAGTTTGTTTTATATCGTTGTAAATTTGATACATCTGTTCCAGCTGGAGATTCAACTTTATGGTTGAAAACTAATGCAATACCTGATCTTTCGCCTACTAAAGACAATCCTCTTTACACTTATGGTAATATTGTATTTGATGGTACAAGTTCTGGAGCTGTGAGTACGTCTGATGATACTATTACTTTAACTGCTGCACAGGTTACAGCATTAGCAGTTAATGATTCTATTGTTTATTCAAATGGCGGTGGTGGAAATATTGGGGGTTTGACTACTGGAACAACATATTATGTTCATTCAAAGCCCACTACAACAACTATTAAGCTAAAAACTACTGCAGCTGGTGTCGATGCGATTGATTTGACCGCGGTTGCGGGTTCTGGTACTTCTCATTCTTTAGCCGGAAATCAAATAAGAGTAGATCTTGATAGTCATGGGTATGAATCAGTATCAAATGCAAAATTGACATTTAAAAATGTTACTGGTAGGAATGGTTTTGAAGCAGAATTGGCATCTGGTTCAAATACAGGTAATATTGGAACTGCTGGTAATTTTGCACAAGGGGAAATAATCTATCAAAGAAGTGGTGGAGCAGATGCATCCAATTATGCTAATTATCCTCATGGGATAATAGTGGATTATGATCATAGTTCAACTCCAAAGAAAATAAAAGTCATGATGACTTCTATTGGCAGTTTTGTAAATTCTGCAGATCCTTTGTGGGGTAAAGATAGTGGAAAGAATGTGATATTAAGTAATACTAACAGTTATGCTGGCGTAAATCATTATAAGAGAATGATGAATGGCATTGATTTAGAATATATCAATGATGGTGCTGTTGTTGATTTAGATGATGGAACGAATACGAAAGATCCTGTTTCTGGTGGAACTGGGTATAATGTAACAACTCTTGAAAATGGAGATCCTACTACTGGCGGAACTGGAACTGGTTTGACAGTAAGAGTTGCTTCAGTTACTGGTAATGTAATTGATGATTTTGGAAGTGGTGCTGCAGCAACTGGAGGTATTCATATAATAAATCCAGGCTCTGGCTATACAGATAACGATTTAATTACAGTTGCACAGGCTGGTAGCGGTTTAAATGCAACTATAAGAGTAGATGGAGTCAGGAGAAATGAGTATCAAATTATAAGCTCTGTACATGATACTATTGATGTCAAAAGAGTTGGCACTGGTAATGTTTTTCAGACTACTGGCGATACTAGTACAACTGAGATTAAAAGTTTTGTTGCAGGAAGAACTCATTATCCAGAATCTACTATGAAAGTATCATCTGATTTATCTGCAGATGGGCCAAGGAAACGCGTAGATATGTTATATTATGGAGATGCCAGTATTGTTCCCGAATCTACTCGTCTGACTTGGGAGCGTGCAGATACTTACAATGGCTCTCTTACAAGAATTATTCCAGAGGCTAATATCCAGTTAGAAAGTAATAAGAAAATAGAAAATAATACATTTATGAAAAATGTATTTACTAGTGAGTTTAACCGCGTCAGTCCAGTGATTGATAAAGGAATGCTTAACACTTTAATGATTTCAAATCGTGTTGACAATTCTTCTGAATTAAGTTCTTATATATCTAGAAAGGTTAGATTAAAAAGTAGTGCAAATTCTGTAAAGGTTGTTCTTGATGCCGTAATTCCAGGCGTTTCTACTGTAAATGTTTATGTTAGAACTAATATAGATACTGCTTTGGATATTGAAGACAATGTAATACCATTTTCCGATAACCATTTGTGGACTGCTCTGGTACAACAAGATACAATGGTAACTGATGATAGAAGTGATTATCAAGAAGTTGAGTATTTGAAGGATGATTTGGGTCAGTTTACTACTTTTCAAGTAAAGGTTGCATTTAAGAGTTCAAGTAGTGTCGTTTTTCCAAAGATTAAGAATATTCTAGCAGTTGCTAATCAGAAAGATGATAGTTTATTATCGTTGAAATCGTTTACTATACAAGGTGAATTAACTGCAGATGGTTATTTAAGTAATCTAACCACGCGAAAGTACCATGAATTTTTTGCAATAGAAACTGATTTTAAAGTGACTCATGGAACTATTCAATTAATAAATCGCGATGGATTTAGTGGAACAGGTTTTGAATATACTGTAGTACCTGATAAACTTACGACATTTGGTACTGTGAGTTGGGCTATTGATGATACAGTCACGGGCTCAAGCAGTGGTGCAACAGGCGTAGTATCTGCTATCGATTCAACTACAGTTTACATCAACAGAACAAATGGTATAGCTTTTGGTACAACTGAAAGTGTCAATAACCAAAATAGTGTTCAAGAGGTCAATACTGCAGTTGTGGTTGGTGATGTAAATGCCAGTAGTTTAGATTTTGTTAGAACAAGTACAAGTCCAAGTACCCTACAAAAGATACAGGAATATGCTATAAAGCCGTTGAGGCAGGATACTGGAACTGGTTGTATGGTAAAGATTACTAATTATGCAGGTTCAACTAAGACTTTCAGATTTTTAGCAACTGTGTATGGGAGATAAGAATGGCAGACATTACAGCATTAACAAATTCAAATACTTTTGAAGAGCAAATGACTACTATCAATAGTATTATAACGAAACTAAATACCATTGAAGCGAATGCATCTACTATATTAATAGCATTTTCAGCGACTCCGCCAACAGATGCTTCCGTAACAACAAACACAGCAATGTTGTATGTTGATAGTAGTGGAAATTATAAAATTAAAAAGAATGTAAGTGGAACTATTACTACTCATGCAGTTACAATAGGTGCTGATACTGGAGAATAGTACATATGGCCGAACAAACTCCACTTAAGGCCTTATTTGATGGTAATGGGAACCCTACATCACTTGCTGAATTTACAGTAGGTGATTTTCTTAGAGTTACAGATGGTGGAACAGGGCTTACTACTTATTCAAACGGTCAAATATTAATCGGTAATAGTAGCAATGGCTTAACAGCAGCAACTCTTACTGGTACATCCAATCAAATAACTGTCACTAATGGTGATGGGTCTATAGTACTTTCCCTTCCTCAAAATATTCATACCACAGCAACTCCTACTTTTTCTGGCCTAACCGTTAATGGAAACGGATCATTTACAGGCAATGTTGGTATTGGTACTTCTCCTAGTCGCTCCTTGCACATTTCCTGCACTGATGGTTTAGTAATTCCAGTTGGTACTACTGCGCAGAGAGAAGGAACTCCAATTGAAGGTGAGATACGCTATAATACAAGTTTGGGAACATTTGAAGGCTATGGAAGTGCATGGGGTTCTCTTGGCGGTGTTATTGATGTTGATCAGGATACATATGTCTCTGCAGAGACAACTCCAGGCGGTGATAATGATGAAATAAGTTTTTTCACAGCTGGTAGTGAAAGAGGTAAATTTTCTTCTGGCGGAGAGTTAACATTAATTGGTACAGGCGGGTTGGTAATTCCAGTTGGCACTACTGCACAAAGAGGTACTGTTGCACAGGGAAAACTAAGATATAATACAACATTATCCTGCTTTGAGGGGTATAATGGTTCTGCTTGGAATTCTTTTGCTACTAAATTATATGTTGATACTTGTGTTACAGCACAGGATTTAGACATTACTGATGATGATGCAACTCCGACTATAGCTATTGATTTAGATTCTGAAACATTAACAATTGCAGGTGGTACTTATTTAACTAGTTCGGTTTCTGGAAATACAGTAACTATAACTCATGATGCTAGTGGGGTTGGTTCTGGCACATTTGGTTCAGCATCACTAATTCCTAACTTAACAGTTGATACACAGGGCCATTTAACAGCTCTTGGTCATACTGCTGCCAACTTTACAATAGCAGCTACTTGGGGTACTGATGATACATTCACTCTTGGTGAAACTTTAACATTCTCAGGCACGGCAAATGAAATTGAAACTACTGTATCTAATAATACAATTACAATCGGTTTACCTGAGCATGTTACTATTGCTGGCAATCTTACTGTTAGTGGTACAACTACAACGATCAATTCAACTAATTTACAGATTGACGATAAAAATATAGAACTTGCACATTCTCCAAGTGGAAATGCAGGGGATGATGAGGATATAAGCGGTGGCGGTATTACATTATGTTCTAGTGATGGGAATAAGACTATTGCTTGGTGTCATGCTACTGATGCATGGCATTATAACCAAGGTATTAATGTTACAAGTGGTAATATTGGCATTGGAACTACAACTCCTACAAATAGTTTAGAAATAGGAGATGCTGGTGGTACTGGCTATGCAATTTCAACTATATCAGAGACATATGGTGCTATAATACGGACAGGAGAATCTTCTACTCCAACGACTAATGCTGCATTATGGGTAAGAAATACAAATAATAGTGGTACTGCTACTGAAATTTTATATGCGAGAAATGATGGTAATGTCGGTATTGGTTGTACTACTCCCCCACAAAAATTGACGGTTGCTGGCCATTTATGTGTTGGTAGGGTACTTAGTACTGATGGTACAGGGTGTTCTACACTGTGGGCACTTGAAATGCAAAGAACAGGAAGTGCAGGGAATTATGCAGATATTTGGTCAAATAATAGTTATTTGGCCTTGGGTTCTGATGCATCCTCAGCTGATCTTGTTATAAAATCTAATAAAGTTGGTATTGGTTGCAATGATCCAGCTGCTAAATTACATATAAAAGGAACTCCATCTGGTTCTACATCAGTATTGAAAATAGTTGATAGTGGCGATGTAGATGGGAATTTGGGAATGATTGCACTCAAAGGAAATACAGATGCATACGGTTTTGATACTGGTCTTGATCCTGTTACTGGTGATTTAGTTTGGCGTAGAATTATTAATAATAGTTCTGGAGAAGCTTTACGCATAATGAGAGTTACTGGTGCTCTTGTTACATCTGCAAACATGGGTATTGGTACTGGTGCAGCAACACCAACTGGTGTATTAGAATTACAAACTGCAGCTGCAGCCCAAATTACCTTGTCTAATAGTTGCACTTCTCTCTGCGGTGGTCATTGTGTAGGCCTTGTAGCATTTAAATCATATGATTCTAGTACAAATTCTGTAACAAACTTGGCTAGAATAGATGGTGGATTCCGACATGAGTCTGGTAGTACTGGTTCATCTTATCTATTAGATGGTGGTGCTGGTGAAGGGGGAATGCTAGCATTTAATGTTTATTGTAGAGCTAGTTGTGATAGTGTATTTACTTGTAAAGAAGCTATGAGGATAATTCCTGCTGGTTATGTTGGTTTTGGTACTACAAATCCAATTAATGCACGAGTTCAGATTTTACATGGTGGTACTAATGCACTAATGGTACAGGGAGGTACTTCAGCTGCAGACGGTGCGATTATTCTGCAGACTTGTATTACTGGTGTACAGGTTGGTAATATTCAAGGAAAAATTGGTGATAATAGTGCAAGTCAACATTTAGCATTACAGGACGCTGGTTGTAATGTTGGTATTAGAACTAGATCTCCACAAGCACCGTTGCATATTTATACTAATGTTAATTCTAATACACCAGCATTGATATTGTCGAATGAGCATGCATCAGCTGGAGCTAATTTACAATTTTGGGGTGGTGCAACTGAGGCAGAAGTAACAACAATAAAATCATATATGAGTGGTGGTCTGTGGCAATTAGGGTTTAATGTAAATCAAAGTTCTGATGTAGTAACAATAGAAGATACTGGCCAAGTTGGTATTGGAACGGATGCTTTTTCTTGCACGTCAACGCTTTGGTGTTCTGCACTTACGATTATAGGTCGTAGTGGTTGTACAGTAACTTCATTCGCAAAAATAAAAGATCAATGTAGTTTAAGAATTATACCTGATGGAAATATTCTGACTGATATTCGCTTTCATAGTGTCGGGGATTCTGGAATAATGGGAATATCTGGAACTAGTGAGCAAAGTAATGTTCATTCTGTTCCTCTAATTTTAAATGCATATGGTGATGTTGGAGCTGGTGGCTGTGGAAATGTTGGGATTGGAATGAGTAGTGCACCACTTTACAAATTGGATGTTGCTGGAGATATTAATTATACTGGAGCATTGCGAGTGAGTGGAACTGAAGTAGCTTTTGGTGAAACAGAGGGTGGCGCTGCTTTTTATGTTTGCCCTAAAGGTTCTTGTACTAACTTTTGTTCTACCATATCTTGTGCAACTGATTGTGTTGTAACTCCTACTATTATTTCATCTGGAACTTTTTTGCAACTTGGTACTGGGCCCTATATTAAAAGTAATAGTATCGGTGTAAATTATACAACACAGGCAAATGCTGTTCTTTGTGTCAATTATGAAGGGTATAATGGCGGAGTAACAAAGTTTAGAGATTTTATGGTTTATGATGGAAAACAGAATGTTAAATTATCTGTCAATGGTAGTACGGGTCGCGTGGGTATTAATACGTCAGCGCCGACTGCTACAGTATTAGAGGCCGTAGCATCTGGAGTTACACTTAGTAGTTTGAATGCCCATGCAGTAAATATTGTTGGGGCTAATTATGCAGCTGCTACTGTTGGGATTTATGATAGTGCTGCAGTAGCAGCTAACATCGGCGGCGGGATTAATTTTGGAGGAAAATTTAATAGTAATTATACAGCCGAATGGGCAAGGATTACTAGCTATAAACTTAATGCAACTGCAACTGATCCAAGTGGTGGACTCAAAATCACAACTAGAAATACTTCTGGATGGACTGATGCAATATGTATTGATCCAGATGGAGCTGTTAATTTCCCAGAACAAGTGATTTTTTCAAGTTGTCTTTCGGCCACTCGCTATGCTAGTACTGGTGGACAATATCATTTTGATAATTTCACTGGTAATAACTATTTAACATTGACAGGTTCTGTACTGGGTGCTTATGTAGGTGGTGTTAATACTTTAACAATGTGTTCTGGCAAAGTCGGCATCGGAATTTCTAATAACATAGATGCACCTTTGCATGTTCATGGTACTTGCCAACTGAAACTTTCTAGGACTGATGTAGGATGTTATACGGTACATATAGACAATAATGTTGGAAATGGCACTCTAAGTGCTTTAAATTTTCGTACAGAATGTGATAATGGAGGTTTTCTTTTTCAGTCTAAGGATACCGTTGGAACTAATATCAATTCTCTTGCAATAGACAGAAATGGTAGTATCGGTATTGGAACTGTTACTCCTGATAATGCTAAATTAGAAATTCTTGGTGCTCAGAGTACCGAAATAAAACTTAGTAGCTATAGTGGTTCAGTAGGGGCTGTAACTGGTGGAAAGTTTAACTTTAGATCTTCTCGCGGAACAGAAGCTTCTCCATTTAATATTTCAACATCAGATGATGTTTTGGGTTGTATACGTTGGGAAGTTCGAGCTGCCGGCAGTTGGGGTACAGGGGCATCTATTGTTGCAAAGATAGATGAAAGTGATGGAAATGTTAATAATGCTAATGTTAATTGTATACCAACTTCATTATGTTTTTATACTTCAGCTGCAGATGCCAGTATAGAGCAATTTAGAATGAAGATTGGAGCTAATGGTAAGGTCGGTATAAATTGTAGTGATCCTCCAGAAATATTATCTGTTGATGGTAATGTTTGTGCAACTTCATTTTATGGTAGTGGTGCAAATTTAACTGGTACAATAGGGGCTTGGAGTGTAGCCGCAAGCTTGACGTGTACTACTTGTCAACAAGTAGTAGTTAATTCGAGTTCATCTGGAACTGGTGTACTTGCCGTTAAAGCCGCGGCTGGTTCTGATTCTAGGATAGGATTTTATGAAGGTGGGGCTCTTAGAAGTTGTATAAGAGCTAATGGATCTGATGATACCTTCCGAATAGCTACTGGGCCTACTTCTGTTACTCTAGTTGATAGACTTACTATTTGTAATAGTGGTGAAGTCGGTATCAGAAATAATTCTCCAGCGGCACCTTTACATATTGGTTGTCAAGAACATGCAACTGCAGGAACAGCAGGAACAGCTACTAGACTTGCAATCCAACCATATAGTAATACAGGTGGCCCTTATTTCTTTAAAGCACGCACAACTAGTGGTTCATCTGATCATCTTGATATATCATATGGTTCCACTCATATAATGTCATGGGATTTGAATGGCAAGGTAGGTATTGGAACTGGTGCACCACAACAATCATTAGATGTAGTCTGTAATGGAAGTCCAAGAGTACGCGTTGCTGAATTGAGAAACACCACTGGTTGTAGTAGATTTGAAACCATGAAGGCCGGATCGACAACAGCTGTTAGAGTTGGTGGAATTCAAATGACCGATACTGCAAAATTCCAATTCTACACTAGAACTGATACTAAAAATTCTGGTGATACCACTGATATGAGTCAAATTACTTCAGAGGGTGCTGAGACTATTGCCATGACTATTTCCAATGCTGGTCATGTTGGCATCGGTCGTGGTATTACTCCAAGTTGTGGTAATTTACACGTTGCAGGTGGAACTAATTACACTGTTTCTAGTCTAGCAACAGCTGTTGGAAATCTAGCAGGAAGAATAAGTCCATCAACTGATCATAGTGGTAGTTTATTTTTTTCTAATGCTGGTGCGAAAACAACAATGGCCATTTCTTCTATCAGTAATCCAACTGGAACTCCAACCGCTCAGAAGTTATCTTTAAATCCATATGGTAATGCCACCAGTGGGGGAGTTGGGGTAGGACAATTATTCACTATACCATCAAATACTTTTGGCGTAAAGCAAACAGCTTCTAATGCTGATGGAATTACAATAGAAGCATCTGGGAATGATAGTCAGTTAAGAATTGGTCATAATAGTGCACATGGTGTTATTTGTACACATTCGGGAGGTACTGCTGGTTATACTGATTTGTGTATATTAGCTGGTGATGCAACTACAGCATGCGATATTGTAATGCAGGCTAATGTGAGTGGAAAAGTTGGCGTTGGGGCTATGAACCCATCACATAAACTTACTGTTACTGGTGATGTATGTGCATCTTCATGTATGATAGCAACTGCATGTATGATAGCAGATGAATTTCATGGCGATGGATCAAATCTAACCAATGTTTCTGGTTCATCTGGATGGACTTCAGCAACAAATGTTACTTCTACAGTATGCCCGACAGTATGTATCAATCCAGGCGCTACTAGTGGGGATGGTACACTAGTTATTAATGCAGCCTCAGGAGCTGATTCTTATATAAAATTTCAAGAAAGTGGTTCAACTGCGAATTATATAAGAAATGAGGGTTCTGATAATTCTTTCCGAATAAGCATGGTGAGTACTGATCAATTGTTTGTTACAGCAGCTGGATGTGTTGGCATTGGAGCTCTCCCAACTACTAAGTTTACTGTATGTACAGATTCTTCAGCTGATGGTATTTTAGTTAGGGGTTCTACTTCACCTCGCATAGTTGTAGAGGATACAACTAATGCCACTGTTACTCATGGTTATATGCAGGCAACTAATTATGGTCTTAATATTGGTACGGCTCAAGGGCACAATCAAGCTTCAGAAGCTATACATTTTTATGCTTGTGGTGCAGAAAAAATGACCATTTCTGGGGGCCCGAATGTGTGGGTTGGTATTAACTGTACTGCACCAACTACTCATTTAGATATTGATGGTTGTATTAAGGCAACTGAATTTTATGGAGATGGATCAAATCTTTCTGGAATTGGTGAAAGTGGTTGGGTTACAGCCATTAGTCAGACTTATACATCCTGTGGAGCTGTTGGGATTGCTGGAAGTGTATCGACTTTTGCTGGTGGTTATCCAAGAATGACCATACATGGTGGCCAATCAACTAGAAGTTTAGTTATAAGATCTAGTTGGTATGAGAATAGTAATTGGAATTGTACTGGTGGAATTACAATTCACACTACGCATACTGATGTTTGTAGACAATTTATGCTCGAACATTATGATCAAACTTGTACCCCTACTTGGAGCATACGAGCATGTAATATTACTAATAATTCACCTCCAGGCACTAAGACAGCTGATTTTGCAGTAGATGTCAATGGGAATCAGCTGATTATTGCAAGAGCTAATGGGTGCGTTGGTATATGTTGCGGAACTCCGCCAGAAAGATTATCTGTTGATGGTAATGTTTGTGCAGATGCATTCTATGGTGATGGTTCAAATTTAACTAATGTTGGTGGTGGTACTGGGGGTTGGACTACAGGAACAAATAAAACTACAACTACTTGTTGTGTTGGTATCGGAACTACATCGCCAACCGATAAATTGACAGTTGATTCATCAACTGCTACAGATATACAAGGTTGGAAGTCTGCTGGAACAGCGGTAGCAGATTTATGGGGAACTGGTGCTGGTGGATACGGAAAATTTGCTTTAAGAAATAATTCTAATGTGACTGTATTGTTGGATGCTGGTGGTAATAGTTACTTCACTGGTGGCAGAGTCGGCATCGGAACTGCATCGCCAGCACTATATGCATTGCATATTGCGTGTGATAATTTTGTAAGACATGAAGGTACAGCAAATAATGTTGATGGTTATATTTGGGATAAATATGCAGATAATGGTATTGTGGATGTTCCTAATACAAGATCTCTCAATTATGTTGCACAAACAGCTAATTCTGGTTTTGCTTGGCAGTCCAGAACTTCTGCTGGTGTTAGTAAGACTGCTCTTTCAATAGATAGGCATGGTTCTGTGATAGTCGGTGATTCATACTATGGTTCTTGGTCAAAATTAACAGTTCATTCTGAAATTAGTACCAGTAGTGCTAATGTAATTACTTTACTACAACATACAGATGGAAATCCCAAATTAGCAGCTGCGATTGGACTTGCAATAGCAAATGGTGGGCAGAGTACAAATGCAGCTGATATGTATTTTCAGACTGCATCTGGTGGAACAACTGCAACCCACATGACACTTGGTAGTACTGGTAATCTCGGCATCGGAACTGCATCGCCAGATAGTTTATTACACGTTTTTGGAGATACTGGGGAAGGAAATCAAATAACAGTTCAAACAGCTGACACTAATTGGCATGGAAGATTGGGTCATCAGGTTGAAGGTAGTTCAATGGGAACAATACTTTCATCTGGTGCATCTTTTACTTTTACAGGAAATACAATAAGTGCAACTAAGGATTATAATGGTAGTTTTGATGGTGCTGGTTTAATAATCCATAATCAATGGAATAATACTGCCTGTGCTGGATTTAAATTTGTCAGAAAGGCATCTGGTTCTACTACAACAGATGGTGCAGTTACGGAATTGATGACGATTTTAGGCAATGGCAATGTCGGCATCGGAACTCCATCGCCTGGGGCAAAACTACAAGTTGTTTATCCACAATCAGCTGTATATGCTGAAGTGGCTCCAAATCTTTCCTGTTCAACACTTGGTCTTGTGAATTTACAAGCAGCTGAAACTGCTAAAGATCATGCTACAATCCAATTCAATGTCAATGGTGGAACTCATAATAGAGTTGGTAGTATAAGTTTAGTTGCCAAAAGTGCTAGTAATAGATGTGCAGATTTAACCTTTACTACAGATAATGCGGTTACAAGATCAGAAAAAATGAGAATTGAAGGTGGTGGCAATGTCGGCATCGGGTGTACTGCACCAGCACAAAAATTAGACGTTGCTGGAAATGTTAAAGCAACTGCATTCTATGGTGATGGTTCAAATTTAACTAATGTTAGTGGTGGCAGTGGCGGTTGGACTACAGGAACAAATAAAACTACAACTACTTGTTGTGTTGGTATCGGAACTACATCGCTAAATCTTACTGCCGCAAATAGAACAACTGTTGATATCAATGGAACTAATGAATCTTTGTTGGTATTTAGTTCTGGTGGTACTGCAAAGGGATATGTTTACAATAGTGGTAGTAGATTTGATATACTTTCAAGTAATGATATAGTTTTACAATATGATGGTGCTGCCAATGTCGGCATCGGAACTACTGCACCAGCACAACTATTGCATGTTAATAAAACTTCAGCAACTGATGGGGATGTAGGTATTGTTGTTCAAAATTGTCATTCAGTTGCAGATGATGAAGGTGAAACAGCATCCCTTTGTTTCTATCATGGATGTGCTTCTTCTAGCGGTGCAGTTGCAGCAAAACTTGTTGCTGGAAAAGAAGGTGATTTTCGTATGTCGAGTTCAGACGTATCTGGCAATTTGCAGTTTTGGGTTGTAAACAGTAATACTCTGCAGGAAAAAATGAGGATTAAAGCTAACGGTGCTGTCGGGATTAATGATACTAATCCTTCCCATAGATTATCTGTCAATGGTAGTGTATGTTCATCCTCATGTATGATAGCAACTGAATTTCATGGCGATGGATCAAATTTAACTAATGTTAGTGGTGGTGGTACTGGGGGTTGGACTACAGGAACAAATAAAACTACAACTACTTGTTGTGTTGGCATTGGAAATACAGCGCCAACTGCAAATTTCGACATTACAGGAACGGCTGGAAGTCATACGCCTAATATGAAATTTACAGAAACGGCAGGGAATGTAAATACTACAAGACTGCAATTACTATCATATGATATTGATAACATTTCTATCTCTTTTGATTCATATATGAATGATGCAGAAACTGCTTGGGTGTCAACTGATGCTGGAAGTAATTTCCAACTTAAAAAATGTAATGACACGTTTAATATCAATTATGAAAGTGGTATTGCAGTAGGTTCAGCTATGGCATGGTGTAGTGGTTTTACTATGGATACTTCTGGCAATGTCGGCATCGGAACTACTGCGCCAGATGCCGGACTTCATATCAAAGGTACGAGTAATGTAAGTTCTGCATTAGTTCTTGAGCAGGAGTATGGTGGTAGCAGTAAGTATTGGAAGTTTCAGCCTGTTTATAATGATGATAGATTAGACATTGGTTATGATGCTTCAACCACAACTGTCATGACTTTGAAGGATGATGGCAGTGGCGGCAAAGTCGGCATCGGAATTGCATCGCCAGCACATAAGTTGCATGTAACAACTAGTGCTACTACTGCTGGTTATTTTGAAACTTCTATTGGTTCAAATAGTGCGACACTAGTGGTAAATCATACAAATACATCATATAATCCAAATATAGTATTTCAAACTGGTGGTACTGCAAGATGGTATATGATAAGCAATTCTTCTAATACTAATGCTTTTGAATTATATAAACAAGGTGGTACTTACGGAGGATTTACTTTCACACAGAGTGGCAATTTAGGAATCGGAACTGCATCGCCTGGTGCACCACTTCATGTTTGTGGTTCTTGGGCAAGTAATCACGGTCAAGTTGCAATAGAGGGGCCAACCAACGGTTTGAATGGTATAGCATTAAGATCGAATGGTTCATATAAAGGATTTGTTATATATCGTGATGGTACTGCTGGTGCTTGTATGGAAATTGGTACTGCTGGCAATGAGAAATTACATTTACAAACAAATGGTCATAATAATAGACTTACTATTACAGGTGGTGGCCATGTCGGCATTGGAGATGTAGCCCCTTCCCATAAATTATCTGTTGCTGGTGATGTGTGTGCATCTGGATGTATGATAGCAACTGAATTTCATGGCGATGGATCTAATCTAACTGGTGTTTCTGGCAGTGGTGGAATGACAGAAGCAGGGGTAGCTACCTTTGTTTGTCCTACTGGTGCTTGTGCTAACTTTTGTTCTACTATATCTTGTGCTACAACTGGTGTTTATGGCAATGCCGGCATCGGAACTGCATCGCCAAGATCCTGTTTAGATGTACAACAAACTTTTAGGGTAAGTAGAGATACAAATGATGATGAATATTTGTCTATATGTGCTGGAGATAATCAAGTTTGCTTCAATTGGGTAGAGGATAGTACAGGCGCAAGTGGCGGTTACGGTAGATATTGTTTTAATACCAATGCCGTGGCAAATACTACTTATCCTACTAGGGGTGGGTATTATTTCCACGTAACGGATAATAAGGTACTATCCATAACAAATACATGCAAAGTCGGCATCGGCGAGCTCGCCGAGCCAGTAGAAAAACTTACTATTACTTGTTGTAATCCAACGCTAACTGGGCCAGATAATTTAATTCATTTACAATTACTTGGGTCGGTATCAGGTTCTGTTGGAACTGGTATCTTTATGAAAACATCTACTAATACTGATTCTAATAGACGTGGAGCTAGGTTATATGGTAAAAGTAGTTGGCCAGTTGGTTCAGCAGATTTTGGAATTGATTTAGAATGTGCTACTTTAGGGATGGTTAATAGATTATTTATAAAAGGTGCAACTGGAAATGTCGGCATCGGATGTATAACGCCAGCACAAAAATTAGACGTTGCTGGAAATGTTAAAGCAACCTGTTTTATTGGAGATGGTGCAAACTTAACAAATCTTCCTAGTAGCGGTATGACAGAAGCAGGAGATGCAGGATTCGTTTGCCCTACTGGATCATGTAGTAGTTTTTGTGCTACTATAGTTTGTGCTACAGCAGGTTTTTATGGAGATGGCTCAAACTTGACAAACCTGCCTGGTGGTGGTAGTGGTGGAATGACAGTTGCAGGTGTAGCTACCTTTGTTTGTCCTGCTGGTGCTTGTACTAACTTTTATTCTACTATATCTTGTTCTACTACTTGTATGGAAACTCCATTTGTTTGTACCACTAATGTTGGCATTGGAAATACCGAATCGGGAATATATGCATTTGTTGCTGGTATTTCTTCTCAGGCAACTGGTGATCATTCATCTGCATTTGGTCGTAGTTCTATAGCATGTGGGCTTTATGATCTCGCAATAGGATATACAGCAATCACTGTTCCCCATGCAGGGGCAACAAATAAATGTCCTGAGGCAAATATTTCCATAGGATTTTGCACTATTGCATCTAACGGATTTAGATGTGATGCGGCTACTGATTACTATTTACCCTCAATTGCGATTGGGGCATGTGCCCGTTCTACTGTTTGTGGTGGATTATCAGTAGGTACTTGCACTATTGCTTCTGGTAGTTGTTCATCTGCATTTGGTTACAACTCTTGTGCATCTGGTGTATTGTCAACTGCAATTGGTTATTTAACTTGTGCAACTGGTAATAATTCATCTGCATTTGGTCATTTTTCTTGTGCACTTGGGAGCAATTCAACTGCTATTGGCCAGTATTCTTGTGCAGGAGCTGTTAGTAATAATTCAGCAGTTGCAATTGGTTACTACAGTAAGGCTACAAAAACTAGTTCAACAGCTGTTGGTAACGGAGCTCAGGCAACTGGTACATATTCATCAGTATTTGGTAAGGCTTCTTGTGCAGTTGGTAACTATTCATCTGCATTTGGTTATTCTTCTTGTGCAGAGAGTTGCCGTTCATTAGCACTTGGTTTCTTTGCAAAAGCTAGAATTGCTTGTACCACTAATGTACCCCAACCATTTATTCATAAAGCCGATGGTGCTGAAGTTAGCTATTATGGATATAGTGCTTTTGGTCAATTTTCTAGTCCAGAAATTACATTGATGACTAGTGATATTTGTTTAATGACAGCTGCTTGTCATACGATTACTATACCAGCTGGTGCAACTTTTTGGGTAAATGAAATGGGCGTAATTTCAACTACTGCTACCAATGTAACAACACAGGCAACTGTTAGTATAGGTTGTGATGATACACATACGGATACATTATTGGATAATCTACAGACAACTGCATTGACGGCAGTAAAGAAAAGAGAAAGATATTTACCAGCAACTCCCGAAGATGGGTTACAAACCATAACAGTGGAGATTGTAACAGCAGCTGTTGCAACATGGGCTAAAGGTAGATTTTATTTCAAAGGTATGTTAGTCGAGGATGAATAACATATAAATAGATATATCAAATATGAATTTGATATTAATAATTAAAATAGGAGAAAAAAACAATGGCATTTACAACAAGCGTAACTGAATTTGGACATACATTCGCGAATGCAGTAGTAATAATTTCTGAAGCAAATCTCGAATATAGGTTAAATGATTACGGGGCGGGTGCAGGCGACGATCAACCGCCAACTACTCGTTTACGAATCAATTATAAAATTTATGTAGATCAAGCGGCAAAGGATGCTGGTGGTCGGGAAATCCTCAACGAATGGGATGAATCTGATGCTGGTGCTGATACCGATATTACAGATGGAAATATTTTGGCAGTTGCTGAAGCAAAAATAACAGCTAAATTGGCTGGTTAATATATTATTAATATTTTTTGAATTGAGGTTGTAATGGATTTTGACAATATAATATTTCACATTAATGGTGGCATAGGCAAAAATGTCTCTGCCACTGCAGTATTAAAGGCTATAAAGAAGACATATCCTGATAATCCAATTTTTGTATTAACAGGATGGCCAGAGATATTTAAATTTGATCCAAATGTTGAAAGAGTTTTCAAATTTGGAACAACACAATATTTTTATGAAGACAATATAAAGAGGGGTAATCCGTTACTTCTTGCTCAGGAGGTGTATCTTTCTACTCAGCATGTGGTTGAAAGAAAACCTTTATACCAATCTTGGATAGAGATGTACGGTATGGAGTATGAAGGTGAGCTTCCCGAATTACATTTTAATTTTAGACATCATCAAACAATTGAACAAAATTATAAACGCGATAAGCCTTCTATCATTATTCAATCTAATGGGGGAGCTCCAGATCCAGAAGGGAAAAGAGTTTATAGTTGGGCAAGAGATATGCCATTGAAAACTGTACAGGCAGTTGTAGAAAGTTTGAAAAGTAAATATCATATTTTTCAAGTTTGCTATAATGAAAAACAGATTGTTGCAGGTACAGAACCAGTTCAGAATCTTAATGAAATGGAAATATTTGCATTATTAAAAACAACTAAAGGTCGAGTATTGATTGATAGTTGTTTACAACATGGTGCTGGAGCTATGAAAATGCCTAGTACTGTTTTGTGGATAGCCAACGAACCAGAAATTTGGAGTTATTCATTTCATAGTCATATTTTACCTAGTGCTGATGTAAAATTTAATACTCCTGCAAAGGATTTGTACCAAAAATATGATATATCTGGGGCGACTGATGAATATCCATATATTACTGATGAAATATTTGATGTTGACGAAATAGTTTCGTCTGTGGAGAAGCAAATTTATGAAAGTGATGTTCAATAGCAGTTTACCTAGAGCTGGTAGTACATTACTTCAAAATATATTCGCACAGAATCCAGAGTTCTATGTGACGCCTACTAGTGGTGTCCTAGAACTGCTATATTCTTCTAGGGCAATATATTCCGAAAGTCTTGAATTTAAGGCTCAGGATAAAGAAACGGTGACAGAAGGGTTTAGGAAGTTTTGTCTGCATGGTATGATGGGGTATTTCAAAGGGGTAACAGACAAACCCTATATACTAGACAAGAGCAGGGGTTGGGGAATACATTATGATTTTATTGATTTCTATTATCCCAAACCAAAAATTGTTTGTATGATTAGAGATCCCCGAAGTGTTCTTGCCAGTATGGAAAAGAATTACTTAAAGAATCCCGAAATTGATAAAGGGATGACAAATCATTCAGAAATGACAGGAACTACAACTGAAAAAAGAGTAGGACAATGGATGCAGACACAGCCAATTGGTCTTGCATTTGAAAGGTTGTATCAAGTTGTCAGGGAAGAAAAACCGATACGTTATGTAAAATATGAAGAATTTGTACAATCTCCAGAGAGACAATTAAGGAAAATATATGATACATTTGAATTACCTTATTATAAAGGTCATGATTTTAATAATGTAGAACAGGCAACAGAAGAAGATGATGTTATATATGGCTATGCTGGTGATCATAATATAAAAAAAGAAGTTAAGTTTACTAAACCAGATTATAATGAAGTGCTTGGAGAACAATGTTGTGAATGGATACGGAATGAATGTGATTGGTTTTACCAAAGATTCGATTATAGATAGGAAGAAGACCCTATGGCACAATATAGATTTAATTTTGGAGCAGAAAAAACCTACCTTGATAATGCTTCATCTAATGCACTTGAATTAGTAAATTCCAATGGTACAATCAAGCTTGATAATCTCACCGTCACTGGCAATATTACTGCAACTGAATTTCATGGCGATGGATCAAATCTAACAAACCTTCCTAGTAGCGGTATGACAGAAGCAGGAGCTGTAGCTACCTTTGTTTGCCCTACTGGATCATGCACCAGTTTTTGTTCTACCATCTCTTGTACTACAACAGGATTCTATGGCGATGGTTCCAATATAACTGGTATTTCTGCAGCTGCCGGTTGGACTACAGGAACAAATAAAACTACAACTACTTGCAAAGTCGGCATCGGAACTACAACGCCAACTGCAAATTTAGACATTACAGGAACGGCTGGAAGCCATACGCCTAATATAAAATTGACAGAAACGGCAGGGAATGTAAATACTACAAGACTTACATTAATGTCATATGATGTTGATAACATCGCTATCGGTTTTGATTCATATATGAATGATGCGGAAACTGGTTGGTATTCAACTGATGCTGGAAGTAATTTTCAAATTAGAAAATGTCTTGACAGGTTTAGTCTCAATTATGAAAGTGGAATTGCAGTAGGTTCAGCAATAGCATGGTGTAGTGGTTTTAATATGGATACTTCTGGCAATGTCGGCATCGGAACTACAGCGGCAGATGGAAGACTTATTGTATATGTTCCTGATGGTGATGCATCAGGTATTATTACTAATAATGGAGATGTTTGTTGGGGATTTAGTGATGTGCTTCAGTGGAATAGTGGATGGTCAGGAGAATATGGTTTTCATTGGGAATATTGTGGTAGCGGATCAGGTGATGCAAATACTCTTGGGTTGTGGTCACATAATCAAAACGGTACTGATGTTCAAGTCTATAATATAACTCAAGCTGGTTGTATTAACTTTCTTGGCAATGTCGGCATCGGAGATGTATCTCCTTCCCATAGATTATCTGTTACTGGTGATGTATGTGCATCTGCATGTATGATAGCAACTGAATTTCATGGCGATGGATCAAATCTAACAAACCTTCCTAGTAGCGGTATGACAGAAGCAGGAGCTGCAGCTACCTTTGTTTGTCCTACTGGATCATGCACTAGCTTCTGTTCTACCATCTCTTGTACTACTACTTGTGTTGATATATCTGGAGTTCGTCTGAAAGCAGAGGGTGCAAATAGGAGATTATGTTTACTTGGTTCGGGTGATAACTATTTGCTAACTGGAGTTTATGATGATAATGGTTGGGCATATGTTAATAGTTATAATAATTCATCTGGATTACAGTTTTATACAGCTGCTGGAAATTTTTGTTTTTGTGGTACTGGATCAGTTAATAGTGGTGTTTGTTTTAAAGCACCAGTAGTTTGTGCTACTACAGGATTCTATGGCGATGGTTCCAATATAACTGGTATTTCTGCAGCTGCCGGTTGGACTACAGCAACAAATGTCACTTGTACGGCATGTAGAACAGTATGTGTCAATACAGGTGGTAGTGGTGATGGTGGAATTGTTATTAATGCAGCTGCAGGGTCTGATTCTTATATAAACTTTAATGAAGGTGGTAGTAATAAGAGTTATATAAGAAATGAGGGTGCTGATGATTCCTTCCGAATAAATGTTGCCTCTGTAGATAGAATGATTATTAATAGTGCTGGTAGAGTCGGCATCGGAACTGCATCGATATCAAATTTGACAAATTTGCATGTTTATTGTACTGCCACTTGTGGAGGTATTCAGATTGGTGGGGGAAATGGTGCTAGTAATCATAGATTATTTATACAAGCAAATTGTACTGATGCTTATATTGATTCTTATGGTGGAAATGCATATACCCCATTAAGATTGGAAGGAAATCCTTTACGATTAAACAGTACTAGTGGTGCAAATGTCGGCATCGGAGAAACATCGCCAGATGCAACTTTGCATGTGGACACAGATGATGTTGATGATGTAGTTGCTATTTTTTCCCGTGGTACAGCAGGTAATGCCAATCTACCTAATACTTATGGGAAACCATATATTAGATTAGGTGGGGATGAATACGATTCTACATATACTGATGGAAGTTATCAAACAATTGGGGTTGGTTATCATACTGACAATAATACTAGTATCTCTCCAGTGGAGTTTGGCGCACAAATAACGAATTGGGCTACAGCTGGCACTGGTGAATTTGTAGTTGCGACAAGACCTAGTGTTTCAAATGTGTTACCAACTGAAAGATTAAGAATTGACAAAGATGGCAATGTCGGCATCGGAACTACTGCACCACAGGAAAAACTGCATATATATGGTACGTCAAATGTCGATTTAAGAATGCAGATAGTAGCAGATGCGGATGTTAATCGCTTGCAGTTTTATAGGGCTAAAGCTGGCCCCGCTCTTGTTACGGTCAACCAAGATATCGTTGCCATTCAAGCTTACGGCTATGACGGTTCCGCTTATCAGGAAGCTGCATCAATCTTAATGGAAGTCGATGGTACAGCAGCTAGTGGGGATATGCCTGGAAGGATAGCTTTTTACACTACCGCTGATGGAGGAACTGCGTCATCTGAAGCGATGCGAATTACCAATGCTGGCAATGTCGGCATCGGAACTACAGCACCGAGTACAAAATTGCATGTCAATGGAGTTGTTACTTGGACTGATGGTACTTCCACGCAAGCAAATACGGCATATACACACTCACAGGCTGCTCATGCTCCAAGTAATGCTAATAATTATGTTCATCCATCCGCAGATGGAGATGATATAAGTGTAGATACTGGAGCATTAACAGGTGCAGTTGTTATTAGTGACTTGGATTTTAATGTAACAACTGATACTCTGGGTCATGTAACTGATGCTAATGGAACTGTAGGTACTAGAACTCTCACTTTAGCCAATCTTGGATTTACTGGAGCTACTAATGCTAATTATATTACCAATAATAATCAACTTACCAATGGTGCTGGTTATGTCACAACATCAGGAGTCACTTCAGTAGCAACAGGTGGTGGTTTGACAGGTGGAACCATTACATCTACAGGTACTTTGAGTCATGCAGATACATCTAGTCAAGCAAGTTTAACGGCTCTTACTGGTGCTAATGTGGTTTCTGATATTGATCTGGATACCTATGGGCATGTAACAAGTATGGCAACAAGAACAATGACTTTAGCCAATCTTGGATTTACTGGAGCTACTAATGCTAATTATATTACCAATAATAATCAACTTACTAATGGCGCTGCCTATATAACTGATGGAAATACAGGATGGAATAATTCCTATGGATTTATTACATCTACTGTTAGTGGTGATTTAACAGTTAGTGGTGATGTCGGCATCGGAACTACATCGCCAGGTGCTGAATTGCATGTGTTGAGTAGTACAGAGCAAGCTAATCTTATTCTTGAAACAACTGCAACTACATCTGAAGCATTAATGTCACTCAAATCAAAAGGTTCTGATGCAGGGATTCTTTTTTATGAAACAGGTGTGGGTAAAGCATTAATTGGTATTGATTATTCAGATAGTAATAAACTTAAAATAAATTCAGATGATATATCCTTCTCTGGTGCAGATGTAACGATCAGTGCCGGTGATGTCGGCATCGGGTGTACTGCACCAGCACAAAAATTAGACGTTGCTGGAAATGTTAAAGCAACCTGTTTTATTGGAGATGGTGCGAATTTAACAAATCTCCCATCTACAGGTGGAATGACAGAAACAGGAGTTGCTGCAGGATTTGTTTGTCCTACTGGATCATGTACCAGTTTTTGCTCTACTATATCTTGTTCCACTACTTGTATGGAAACTCCATTTGTCTGTACTACTAATGTTGGCGTTGGAAATACGGAATCTGGAACAGATGCATTTGTTGCTGGTATTTCTTCTCAGGCAACTGGAGTAGATTCATCTGCATTTGGTCGTAGTTCTATAGCATGTGGAATTAATGATTTAGCAATAGGATACACAGCAATCACTGTTCCATTTGCTGGAGCAACCAATCAATGTCCAGAAGCTAATATATCCATAGGATTTTGTACTCTTGCATCTAACGGATACAGATGTGATACGACTACAGATTACTACTTGCCATCAATCGCGATAGGATCATGTTCTTGTTCTACTTCTTGTAATAGTTTGTCGGTAGGAATATGCACTCAGGCAATTGCACATTATTCAAATGCATTTGGTATTAAATCTTGTGCAACTGGTTTATGTTCAACAGCATCTGGTTATCAATCTTGTGCAACTCAAAATAGATCATCAGCATTTGGTAGTTTATCTTGTGCTACTTCACATTATGCAAGTGCATTTGGTTATCGATCTCATGCAGGTGGGAGTTGTTCAACTGCCGTTGGATATCAATCTTGTACTGGTAATGCTTCTGCAAGAGCAACTGCATCTGGTTATAAATCTTGTGCAGTTTCTGCTTGTGCCTCAGCATTTGGTTATCAATCTTGTGCTACTGCATTAAGTTCATCTGCTGTCGGTCGTAGTTCTTGTGCAACGGCTGCATTTGCAACAGCATCTGGTTATCAATCTTGTGCAACTGGTCAAAGATCATCGGTATTTGGTGCCTGTTCAATAGCATGTGGTTGTAGGGATATTGCAATAGGGTATACAGCAATCACAGTTCCATTTGCTGGAGCAACTAATCAATGTCCAGAAGCTAATATTTCTATAGGATTCTGTACTATAGCAAGTAACGGATATAGGTGTGATGATACTACAGATTACTATGTACCATCAATCGCGATTGGATCTTGTGCCTGTTCAACCTCTTGTAATAGTTTGTCGGTAGGAATATGCACTCAGGCAATTACATATTATTCAAGTGCATTTGGTATTAAATCTTGTGCAATTGGGTTATGTTCAAACGCACTTGGTTATTTAACTTGTGCAATTGGTGCAAATTCAACAGCTGTTGGTTGGTGGTCTTGTGCAACTGGGGGTTGTTCAACTGTCGTTGGATATCAATCTTGTTCATTTGGTTCATATTCATCTGCATTTGGTTATGCATCTAAAGCATCTGGCGGTCAAGGAACTGCAATGGGTTACTTCGCTTGTGCAGGTGGTGTAAGATCAACTGGATCTGGTTATTCATCAAGGGCACTTGGTCACGATTCACAAGCATTTGGTCGAAGTTCTTGTGCATCTGGTCAATGTTCAACTGCAGTTGGTTTTAAATCTTGTGCAACTGGTATAAGTTCATCTGCATTTGGTGAGAGTTCAGTAGCATGTGGGATTAAGGATCTTGCTATAGGATACACAGCAATCACAGTTCCTTATGCAGGAGCAACCAATGAATGTCCAGAAGCAAATATATCCATAGGATTTTGTACTATAGCACAAAATGGATTTAGATGTGATGCGGCTACAGATTGGTATATGCCATCAATCGCAATAGGAGTTTGTGCTTGTTCTACTTCTTGTAGAAGTTTATCAGTTGGGATTTGTACGCAAGCAACTGGTAGTGGTTCATCTGCATTTGGTTTTAGGTCTTGTGCAACTTCTAGTTCTACAACTGCAGTTGGTTATTTGTCATGTGCTACTCAAATTTCAGCGTCTGCATTTGGTTATGATTCTTGTGCAAGTGGAATTGGTGCATCTGCACTTGGTTATGATTCTGTTGCAACTGGAACAAGTTCATCTGCAGTTGGTAGGTATTCTTGTGCAACTGGCGCGTGTTCATCTGCATTTGGTTATCAATCTTGTGCAACGGCTATTGGTGCAACAGCAATAGGATTTGAAGCAGAGGCTGCAGCTGCATGCCAGATGGTGTTAGGTGCATGTTGTGTGCAATCAAAGGTGTTTTGTGCTACAACAGGATTTTATGGCGATGGATCTAATCTAACAAATCTCCCATCTACAGGTGGAATGACAGAAACAGGAGTTGATGCAGGATTTGTTTGCCCTACTGGATCATGTACTAGCTTCTGTTCTACCATCTCTTGTACTACAACTTGTATAGAAACTCCATTTGTCTGTACTACTAATGTTGGCGTTGGAAATACGGAATCTGGATCATCGGCATTTGTTGCTGGTATTTCTTCTCAGGCAACTGGTACAGGTTCATCTGCATTTGGTTACTTCTCTTGTGCAACTGGTGTAGGTTCAACTGCAGTTGGTTACTATTCTTGTGCAACTGGAGTTCAAGCATCTGCTTTTGGTCATTATTCTTGTGCATTGTGTACTGTATCATCTGCATTTGGTAGAAGTGCAAAGGCAACTGGTGATTACTCACAAGTATTTGGTAATTTATCTATTGCAAGTGGTGATAGTGCATCTGCATTCGGTCTTTATTCTTGTGCAACACAATGGGGTGCAACAGCTGTTGGTAAAAATTCTTGTGCAACTGGCACTAGATCAACTGCATCTGGTTACTATTCTTGTGCAACTGGAGTAGATTCAAGTGCATTTGGTCGTAGTTCTTGTGCAATTGCCGCTAGAGCAACAGCAATTGGTTATTATGCAGTAGCATCAACTGCATGTGCATTGGTTCTTGGTGGGTATTGTATCGGTATAGGAATCTCAGCCCCGACTTCTGATTTACATATTACGGGCTCGACTCATCTGGCAATGACGGATACCACTTCAACAAGTACTGGAACTAGTATAGCATCCACTGCACATGGTCTTTCTGTTGGTGATTCAGTTAAAATACCTAGTGGAGCTTCAAATGCATTTGAAAAATTTAGCGTAGCAACTGTCACTGATGTAAATACTTTTGTGGTCGATTCGGCTCTTACAAATGCTGTTACAGATGTACAGATATACAAAGATTCAAATTTATTACAGATTGACAATGGTGATAGCGTTAATAAAATCACTATTGATAAGTCTGGCAATGTCGGCATCGGAACTGTATCGCCAGCACAGAAATTAGATGTTGTTGGTGGGTATATTATCACGACAGATTGTTCTGGTTATGCTTGTGCATTTATGCAAGGTACAAGTGGAGCAACAATTCATGGTAATCTTGGTACAACTCCAGCACATTTTGGGAATGCATCTAAATGGGATACATTAACTGCTTGCGGAAGTAATGTCGGCATCGGATGTACAACGCCAGCACAAAAATTAGACGTTGCTGGAAATGTTAAAGCAACCTGTTTTATTGGAGATGGTGCAAACTTAACAAATCTTCCATCTACAGGTGGAATGACAGAAACAGGAGTTGCTGCAGGATTTGTTTGTCCTACTGGATCATGTACCAGTTTTTGCTCTACTATATCTTGTTCCACTACTTGTATGGAAACTCCATTTGTTTGTACCACTAACGTAGGTGTAGGAAATACTGAATCGGGAACTGATGCATTTGTTGCTGGTATTTCTTCTCAGGCAACTGGGAATCAATCAGTATCAATTGGTTTTTCTACTTTAGCAAATGGGGAATACGTTGTTGCATTGGGGCATAAGGCTTGTAAAACTTCTGATAATACAAGTAACAATTGCAGTCTTGCAGTCGGGGTTTGTTCTTGTGTTGGTCATGGATTATCTAATGCTGTTGGTGTTAAGGTTTGTACTACTGCTTCTGCATATGGGGCAAGTGTGTTTGGTACAGAATCTTGTGCATCTGCAAATGCAAGTCTTGCAATAGGTAGATGTGCTTATGCTACTGGAACTGGAGCAACAGCTGTTGGTGGATTTAAATCTTGTGCAACTGGTAATCATTCAACTGCAAGTGGTTATATGTCAACAGCTTCTGGTAATTCCGCAACTGCTGTTGGTTATTTTTCCACTGCAACTGGTAATTGTTCAAGTGCTGTTGGTTTTGGATCTTGTGCAACTGGCATACATTCATCTGCATTAGGTAGGAGTTCGAGGGCAACTGGTTCGAGGGCAACTGCATCTGGGTATAAATCTTGTGCAATCGGAACAGGTTCATCTGCATTTGGTCGTAGTTCTGTAGCATGTGGAATTAATGATTTAGCAATAGGATATACAGCAATCACTGTTCCATTTGCTGGAGCAACCAATCAATGTCCAGAAGCTAATATTTCTATAGGATTCTGTACTATAGCAAGTAACGGATACAGATGTGATGATACTACAGATACTTATCATCCATCAATTGCAATAGGAGTTTGTGCTTGTTCTACTGTCTGTAGTAGTTTATCAGTTGGAATTTGTACTCAAGCAACTGGAGCAGATTCATCTGCATTTGGTCGTAGTTCTTATGCAACGCAGTTGAATTCAACTGCTATCGGACGTAGTTCTTGTGCACAAGGTGCTTACTCAACAGCTGTTGGTTATGTAGCAAAATCACTTTCATCCCAAACATCAGCATTTGGTACTGCTCCTCAAGCAACTGCTTTGGGTTCAACGGCAATTGGTTTTTATCCAATTGCAAGTGGTAATTGTTCAATAGCTGTTGGTACTCAATCTTCTGCAACTGGAGTAGATTCATCTGCATTTGGTCGTAGTTCAGTAGCATGTGGAACATATGATCTTGCAATAGGTTATACAGCAATCACAGTTCCATTTGCTGGAGCAACGAATCAATGTCCAGAAGCTAATATATCCATAGGATTTTGTACTCTTGCATCTAACGGATATAGGTGTGATGATACTACAGATTACTATGTACCATCAATTGCGATAGGGGCATGTGCTTGTTCTACTTCTTGTGGGAGTTTATCAGTAGGAATATGTACGCAAGTAACTGGTGCAAGATCATCTGCGTTTGGTTATCAATCTTGTGCAACTGGAGCTCAATCAACTGCATCAGGATATAAGTCTTGTGCAATCACTATAAATTCATCTGCATTTGGTTATCGTGCTTGTGCAGTTGGTAGTCGAGGAACAGCATCTGGTTACTTAGCAACTGCATCTGGAGCATATTCAACTGCTATTGGTTATAATTCTAATACAACGGCAGCTGCTAGTCGAGGAACTGCTATTGGTTGTGGTGCATCTGTTTCTGGTGCATCTGGAACTGCTGTTGGTGTTAGAGTTAAAGCAATTGGTGCTTGTTCATCTGCATTTGGATACTACTCTTGTGCAACTGGTGCAAATTCATCTGCAGTTGGTCGTAGTTCTTGTGCAACTGTCGCAGATTCATCTGTATTTGGTAAAAGTTCTACTGCATCTGGTCTTGGTTCGACTGCAATAGGATTTGAAGCAGTAGCTGGAGCTGCATGCCAGATGGTGTTAGGTGCATGTTGTGTGCAATCAAAGGTGTTTTGTGCCACAACAGGATTTTATGGAGATGGCTCAAACTTAACAAACCTGCCGGGTGGTGGTGGTGGAATGACAGAAACAGGAGTTGCAGCTACCTTTGTTTGTCCTACTGGATCATGTACCAGTTTTTGCTCTACTATTTCTTGTTCTACTACTTGCATAGAGACTCCATTTGTTTGTACTAGTAATGTTGGCGTTGGGAATACTGTCACTGGAACAAATGCAACGGGTGTTGGTTATCAAGTACAGGCAACTGGTAATTGTTCAACTGCATCTGGATATAAGTCTTGTGCAACTGGCACAGATACATCTGCATTTGGTTATTTTTCAAAAGCAACTGGTCAAAGTTCCGTTGCTATTGGTAGGGATGCTCAAGCAACATGCTTTACTTCAATTGCAGTCGGTTATTGTTCTCATGCAACTGGAGATTATGCATCAGCATTTGGTCACAGGTCTTGTGCATCTGCTTCAAATTCAACTGCCATTGGTAGATCATCTTGTGCAATCACTACAAATTCATCAGCATTTGGTAGTTTTTCTGTAGCATGTGGGCTTTATGATCTTGCTATAGGATACACAGCAATCACTGTTCCATTCGCAGGAGCAACTAATCAATGTCCAGAAGCAAATATATCTATAGGATTCTGTACTATAGCACAAAATGGATTTAGGTGTGATGATACTACTGATACTTATCATCCATCAATCGCAATCGGAGCATGTAGTTGTTCTACTGCCTGTAGTAGTTTATCAGTTGGAATTTGTACTCAAGCAACTGGCGCAAGATCATCTGCATTTGGTTACTTATCTTGTGCAACTGGTGCGTGTTCATCTGCATCTGGATATAAATCTTGTGCAACTGGTGCGAAATCATCTGCATTTGGTTGGAAGTCTTGTGCAACTATTGATTACTCACAAGCATTTGGTAGTTTATCTTGTGCAGTTACTGCATTTTCATCGGCATTTGGTCACAATTCAAAAGCATCTGGGAATAATTCAGCTGCATTTGGTCAACAAGTTTGTGCAAGTAATTCATGTGCAACTGCATTTGGTTCTTACTCTTGTGCTCTTGGTGCGTTTTCATCTGCGGTTGGTTATAAGTCTTGTGCTAGTAGTTGTTATACAGCAGCAATAGGTTACTGTGCAATTGCATCAACCCCATATGCATTGGTGCTTGGTGGGTGTTGTATCGGTATAGGAATCTCAGCCCCGACTTCTGATTTGCACATCAAGGGATCTATACATCTAGCAATGACGGATACCACTTCAACAAGTACTGGAACTAGTATAGCATCCACTGCACATGGTCTTTCTGTTGGTGATTCAGTTAAAATACCTAGTGGTGCAGCTAGTGCATTTGAGAAATTTACTGTAGCAACTGTCACTGATGCTGATACTTTTGTGGTCGATTCGGCTCTTACAAACGCCGTTACAGATGTACAGATATACAAAGATTCAAATTTATTACAGATTGACAATGGTGATGGCGTTAATAAAATCACTGTTGATAAGTCTGGAAACCTCGGCATCGGATGTACTGCACCAGCACAAAAATTAGACGTTGCTGGAAATGTTAAAGCAACTTGTTTTATTGGAGATGGTGCAAACTTAACAAATCTCCCATCTACAGGTGGAATGACAGAAGCAGGAGTTGATGCAGGATTTGTTTGTCCTACTGGTGCTTGTGCTAACTTCTGTTCTACTATATCTTGTACTACTACTTGTATAGAAACTCCATTTGTCTGTACTAGTAATGTTGGCGTTGGGAATACTGTCACTGGAACAAATGCAACGGGTGTTGGTTATCAAGTACAGGCAACTGGTGCAAATTCATCTGCATTTGGATATTCTTCATTAGCAACTGGAATTAGATCTTCAGCATCTGGTTATAAATCTTGTGCAACTGCTACTTTTGCAACTGCATCAGGATATAGGGATTGTGCAACTGCTGATTGTTCAACTGCATCTGGTTATCAATCTTGTGCTACTGGAACAAGTTCGGTTGCATTTGGTAAGAGTTCAGTAGCATGTGGAATTAATGATTTAGCAATAGGGCATAATGCAATCACAGTTCCATTTGCTGGAGCGACTAATCAATGTCCAGAAGCAAATATATCCATAGGATTTTGTACTCTTGCATCTAACGGATTTAGATGTGATACGACTACAGATTACTATTTACCCTCAATTGCGATTGGGGCATGTACCTGTTCTACTGCTTGTGGAAGTTTATCAGTAGGAATTTGTACGCAAGCAACTGGTTTTGGTTCATCTGCATCTGGATATAAAGCAGTCGCATCTGGTGTATTGTCAACTGCAATTGGTTATTTAACTTGTGCAACTGGTAGTCGTTCTACTGCCATTGGCCAATGTGTATGTACAACTGGTGGAAGTTCATCTGCATCTGGATATAAATCTTGTGCAACTAATACAAGTTCAACTGCATTTGGTAGTCCGGCTATTGCAAGTGGTTCAAGATCATCTGCATTTGGTTCAACGGCAAATGCAACTGCAGCCTATTCATTGGCAATTGGTCGTGTAACAACTGCATCTGGTGGTTGTTCTGCCGCAGTTGGATATTATACTAGTGCACTTTCATCTGCTCATTGTTCACAAGCATTTGGATATAAATCTTGTACAACTGCCGAGGGAGCAACAGCAATAGGATTTGAAGCAGAAGCAACCGCTGCATGCCAGATGGTACTTGGTGCATGTTGTGTGCAATCAAAGGTGTTTTGTGCTACAACAGGATTTTATGGAGATGGTTCAAACTTAACAAACCTGCCTGGTGGCGGTGGTGGGATGACAGAAACAGGAGTTGCAGCTACCTTTGTTTGTCCTACTGGTGCTTGCACAAGTTTCTGTTCTACTATATCTTGTACTACTACTTGTATGGAAACTCCATTTGTCTGTACTACTAATGTTGGTGTTGGAAATACCGAATCGGGAACTAATGCATTTGTTGCTGGTATTTCTTCTCAGGCAACTGGAGCTAAATCAACTGCATCTGGATATAAGTCTTGTGCAATTGGTATAGGTTCAACTGCATCTGGATATAAGTCTTGTGCAACTGGTAATTGTTCAGCTGCAGTTGGTCAAACTTCTTGTGCACTTGAAATGTGGGCAGCTGCTGTTGGTTCTGTGGTGGAAGCAACTGGTACTCGATCATCTGCATTTGGTTTCTTATCTTGTGCAATTGGCCCAAGTTCATCTGTATTTGGTAAAAGTTCTTGTGCAATTGGTGATTGGTCAACTGTATCAGGATATAAATCTTGTACAACTGGTAATAATTCATCTGCATTTGGTCATTTTTCTTGTGCAACTGCCGAGGGAGCAACAGCAGTTGGTTATTATGCTGTAGCTGCATCTGCACGCCAGATGGTACTTGGAGCATGTTGTGTGCAATCAAAGGTCTTCTGTGCTACAACAGGATTTTATGGCGATGGATCTAATCTAACAAATCTCCCATCTACAGGTGGAATGACAGAAACAGGAGCTGCAGCTACCTTTGTTTGTCCTACTGGTGCTTGTACAAGTTTCTGTTCTACTATCTCTTGTGCCACTACTTGCGTAGAGACTCCAAAAGTAGTTTCTAGTGATGTTGGCGTTGGAAATACCGAATCGGGAACAAATGCATTTGTTGCTGGTATTTCTTCTCAGGCAACTGGTAATTGTTCAACTGCTGTTGGTTTTGGATCTTGTGCAACTGAGTGTTGTTCATCTGCGTTTGGTAAGGAAGTAAAGGCAACTGGTCAGAATTCATCTGCATCTGGTTATAAATCTTATGCATCTGGTATAAATTCTACTGCAATTGGTTTGTGTTCTTGTGCAACTGGTGTAGGTTCATCTGCGTTTGGTCTGTTGGCTAAGGCAACTTGTAATAATTCATCTGCACTTGGGCACTATTCTTGTGCAACTGAGGTAGATTCAACTGCATCTGGTCGTTATTCTTCTGCAACTGGTGTTTGTTCATCTGCATTCGGTTATAAATCTTGTGCAACGGCTATTGGTGCAACAGCAATAGGGTTCTGTACAGCTGCAGCTGCTGCATGCCAGATGGTACTTGGTGCATGTTGTGTGCAATCAAAGGTCTTCTGTGCTACAACAGGATTTTATGGAGATGGTTCAAACTTAACAAACCTGCCGGGTGGTGGTGGAATGACAGAAACAGGATTTGCAGCTACCTTTGTTTGTCCTACTGGTGCTTGCACAAGTTTCTGTTCTACTATCTCTTGTTCCACTACTTGCATGGAAACTCCATTTGTCTGTACTAGTAATGTTGGCGTTGGGAATACTGTCACTGGAACAAATGCAACGGGTGTTGGTTATCAAGTACAGGCAACTGGTCATTGTTCTTCTGTATTTGGTTATCTATCTTGTGCAACTGCATGTGAAGCAAGTGCATTTGGTTATCTAGCAGTTGCAACTGGTTGTTTTTCACTGGTAGTCGGTAGTTGTTCTTCTGCAGATACTCATTGTGCACACGCATTTGGTCATTGTTCTCATGCAACTGGGCAATATTCAACTACAGTTGGTGTATGCGATAGCGCATCTGGACAAGGTTCAACTGCAGTTGGTTATAAATCTTGTGCTACTGCTACAAATTCACAAGTATTTGGTTTTGGATCTTGTGCAACTGGTTCTAGTGCATCAGCATTTGGTTACAACTCTTGTGCAACTGGTAATAATTCATCTGCATTTGGTTATACAGCAATTGCTACTGCTACAAGTTCAACTGCAGTCGGTCGTAGTTCTAATGCAACTGGTAATAATTCATCTGCATTTGGTTATTCAGCAAAAGCATATGGTACAGGTGCACTTGCAGTTGGTTTTGGTACTTGTGCAACGCACAACAATGCGACGGCTGTTGGAATTAATAATACGCGTGCACAGGCATGTAATTCATCTGCATTTGGTTATAATGCAAATGTTTTTTCTCAACAAGTTTTAACAGTCAATTGCTGTACTGGCTGGACTAATAATGAAACTCTTACAGGTGCAACAACGGGTGCTACAGGTAGAATAGTAACTCGAACTATAATAGGTAAAGCTTTAACTTTAGAAGCAATAACGTCAGCTGGTTCTGGTTATAGTGCTGGTACAGAAGCCACAACAGGTGGTGCTGGTACTGGTGCAACAGTAACAATAACTGTCGATGGAAGTGGTGTAATTCAAACTGCAGTGATTGCCACTGGTGGTACTGGATATGCTGTGGATGATGTATTAACAGTTGCGAATGGTACTGGTGGTACAGTAACAGTTGAAACTATATCTTATGAGGTTACGATAGCAAATACTTCAATGATATTATTTTCTGGAACAGAAGATATTTCAGATGCATCAAATTGTACCTATGCTTTAATTTCTACTGTTAATACAAAATCGGTGGATGCCATGGCCGTAGGTTCGAGCTCATGTGCTGTTGGTTGTCGAGCTCTTGCAATTGGAGCTCTGAGTAAAGCAACTTCATGTTGTGCAGCTGCAATTGGATATCAATCTTGTTCACTTTGCAAAGGTGCAACTGCATTTGGTTATTCAGCAAAGGCATGTGAATGTAACTCACTTGCAATAGGTTACAATGTATCTACAACTCATAAGTATTCAATTGCAATTGGATATAGTGCTGGTTATTTTTATTCCAATGCATGTGCTTCTGTTAATATTGGCTATAATTCACAGGTTTATTCCAGACAAGTTTTAACAGTCAATTGCTATACTGGCTGGTCTCAGAATGAATTTATTACAGGTGCAACAACAGGTGCTAGAGGTAAAATACTAATAGGTGGGTTGGTAAACATAGGTGAAGCTTTAACTTTAATAGGAACACCACCATCTGGTTCTGGTTATAGTGCTGGTACAGAAGCTACAACAGGTGGTACTGGTACTGGTGCAACAGTAACAATAACTGTCGATGGAAGTGGCGAAATTCAAACCGCAGTGATTGCCAATGGTGGAACAGGATATACATCATTAGATGTATTAACAGTAGCTAATGGTTCTAATGGTACAGTTCAAGTTGAAACTATATCTTATGAGGTTACGATAGCAAATCAGTCACAAACATTATTTGCTGGAACGGAAGATATTTCAGATCCTCAGAATAATACCTATGCTTTAATTTCTACTGTTAATACAAAATCGGCAGGTGCGGTTGCCATAGGTGATTCTGTTTGTGCTGTTGGTTGTCGAGCTCTTGCAATTGGAGCTACGAGTAAAGCAACTAGTATATATGCAACTGCAGTTGGTTTTACAAATTACGCATATGGCAATAGTTCAGTTGCTATTGGTCGGAATAATACTGCATGTGATACCAGTTCAAATGCTATTGGTATTAATAATATTGCATATGCCAGTAATTCAATTGCATTTGGTACGTCATCGAGAGCGTGTTGCGCTAATTCATCTGCATTTGGTTATGGAACTCATACAATTGGGGATAAGTCTACTGCAGTTGGTTATACTGTAAAAACATACGGTACATGTTCATCTGCATTTGGTACAAATTCAACAGCATGTGGAACTAGCTCAGTTGCAATTGGTTATTATGCAAACGCAACTCATTGCAACGCAATTATTATAGCTGCCCGCAGTGCAAATTGGGAGTGCGGTTTTGGGGGTGCATATTATTCACAGGTATTTGGAAGCGCTTCATCTGTTTTAGATTATCAATTAATAAGAGTCAATTGTGCTACTGGTTGGGGTAATGCTGAACTCGTTACGGGTGGAACATCTGGTGCTACGGGTTATATATTTGTATATGGTGTTACAAACACAGGTGAAGCTTTAAGTTTAGAAGCAATAACGTCAGCTGGATCTGGTTATAGTGCTGGTACAGAAGCCACAACAGGCGGTGCTGGTACTGGTGCAACAGTAACAATAACTGTTGATGGGAGTGGTGTAATTCAAACCGCGGTATTGGCCGCTGGTGGTACTGGATATGCTGTAGGTAATGTATTAACAGTTGCTAATGGTACTGGTGGTACAGTAACAGTTGCAACTGAATCCTATGATATTAGGGTAAGGTTGAAAACGACAACTAAATTTATTAATGGTGAAACTGTCTCGCCACAAAGTGGATCTGATGGTGTTATTAGTTGTATTTGTAAAACCTTATGCGGAACTCATAGTACTGCTCTAGGCTATGGTAATAATACATTAGGTAAATGTTCAATGACTGCAGGTTTCCAAAACAAAACATGCTGTGATAAAGCAACAGCTGTTGGTGTGCAGAGTTGTGCAACTGGAGTAGATTCAACGGTAGTCGGTAGTTGTTCTTGTGCAACTGGAGCATGGGCAACTGCTGTTGGTAAGTCTTCTTGTGCAACTAATACAAGTTCAACTGCAGTTGGTTATTTGTCATGTGTAATTGCCCTAGGTTCATCTGCATTTGGTTACTGGGCTTCTACAAGTGGTGATAATTCGATTGCAGTAGGTCACTATTCAAAGGCAGATGGTACATATTCATCTGCTATGGGTGTATATTCTTGTGCTACTGCTTCATATTCATCTGCTATGGGTGTATATTCTTGTGCAATTGCCCAAGGTTCATCTGCATTTGGTTATAAATCTTGTGCAACTGGCACATGCTCAACAGCATCAGGTTATAAATCTTGTGCAACTGGTAATTTTTCAGATGCATTTGGACATAAATCTTGTGCAACTGGCATATGCTCAACAGCTGTTGGTAGTGGGTCTTGTGCAACTGCGGATTGTGCAATTGCGATTGGTTATAATGCATCAACTTCAGTTGATAATACTATGGCACTTGCTGCTTCAGCTGGTGTTCTTGCTACTGGAGATGTTACAGCTTATGCATCTGATTGTCGAATGAAGTGTAATATAATTACTGTTAATTGTGCAGTTGATAAAATAAAAAATATTCGTGGAGTGCAATTTGAATGGGATCATCAATATATTCGTAAATGTAATTTAAGCTTTGATCCGATTGAAAAGGGTGTGACATTTGGATTTATTGCCCAAGAGGTAGAAGCAGTACTACCAGATGCAGTAAGGGAAGCACCATTTGAGTCTCAATTACATAGAGATGTGTCATGGTCGGAAAAATACAAAACTGTCAAGCCAGAGAGAATAATACCAATTCTAGTGGAAACTGTGAAAGAACAGCAATGCGTAATTGAGAGACAACAACGACAATTAAACACCTTGACTTGTCAAGTAGAGATGTTGCTAAGGAAGTGTGCGTAGAATATGAAAGATCCAAAAAATGATCCTAAGAATTTCTACCCAAGATACGCAACAGATAATTGTGCAAATTGTAATGACATTTATTATACAAAATGGGGGAGGGTTCGTCAGACCAATTACGATTTATTTCTACCAGATAATACCATCATAGCTGCATGTCGTAACGAAAAAGGGTTTTATCCATATCGAGATGAGCGAGGATTGGGCATGTCGGAATTGAGAGAACCCAATTACCCTATAATAGTATCTAGTGGTGCATTAAGTTTAGGAACTAGTGCTGGAACTAATAGAAGTATTAGTGCTGAATTTTTAGGTGCTGCACCTCATGCATTAACTGAATATTATGGTGTAGATACTGGTGTGCCAGCATCTGGTACAATAGATTTTAGTGATTTTTATGGAACAGCAGCTGCACCGCCTGGTGATTGCGATCCACCAGTAACTAATTGTTTATGGACACATTATGATATTTCTGGATGTAGTACGGGTTCTGGCATTTCTTCTATTTGTACAACTTCGGCAGCTGCCGAACAACAATGCTTAAAGGTAATTAGAGCATGCAGTGGAACTAAAGCTGTTTGTGATAATGTTACTGCTTGTATTAAAGCACTAACAAGTAATGGTATTTCTCAGAACTATCTTTGGGTAGATGATTTCAAATCTTTTATGACTTGTACAGATAATGCATTTTGGGGTGTTTCAAGTGGAAGTGCATACCCTAATTCGACACTTCTGGTTTGGCAATCTTGCGGTGGTTCTGGCCCTTACTCATATACAATAATTAGGTTCAATAGTGGTTATGGAGGTTTTCCTTATCATAATTTCAATTATCGATATCCATTTTACGCTGGTTATACATGGATGTATTACAAGCCAGACTATTACTCGACATGCTACCATCATTTTTATATATATGCATCTGATTGTACTTACTATGGTTCTTACTCAAGACATTATGGCCAAAATCCCTATTTTGACCATGCAAATGATTCTCGTATAGTTGGTCATAGAATTTGTACTGGTATCTCTTATACTGCTACTACAGATACATTTAATGTAACGTTTATTGATAAAGATCAGGCTTGCCGAGATGCCTATAACTCTTGGTACTATAGTAACGCATCTCGTTGGTATCAACGTTGTACATCTGATACAGTTAACGGCCATGATTGGTTTAATGGTCATTATGGCTATTATCATCCTGATAACTGCCTTAGCAGAGTAGCAGAATGTTTTGCTCTCGGTGAATATTTACATTTCAAGTGTAGATTGACTGATACGGAATGGGATGACACTCTCGAATATTTAGCGAATAAATGGTCTGCAACTGGTGGAGTAGGTACTTGCTAATGTTATTAAATAAGACTATAAATATACCAGAATCTTTTTTTGGAGTAGAATTTTTTGATGTCCAGATAGAGATTACAAATGAATCTACTGAATTTTTAATATCTGAAATAGCTCATGCTCAATTAGTTAAAGATAGTTCTTATTTGGGAGATGAATTTCACATTCCGCTGGATACACTTGATGATAATAGTCTCGAAGAACTAGTAATACAGGGTATTATGGAGGCTATAAATTAAAGTAAATGGTGTGCAGTTGAGTAATCTTATCATTTTGGTATAATAGTACAAAAGAACATATAAATAGTGTTATAACGGAAGAATTTGAGATTTTTTAACAAGTTAGATTAAAGGAGAATATAAAATGGCTACAGAAGAACAAGTTGACAATACCTCATTGGATTTGAATGAAAATGAATTGACGGAAGCACAGACTCATATTAATTTGATTCAAAAGGCGTATCGTAAGTTAGAATCAGCACAGTATGCAGCACGTGAATTAGAAAATGATTTTCGTGATTTGATAAATGTACATATTCAGCAAAAGGGTGGTGATCCAGAATTGCAATATACTCTAAATACTGATACAGGTAAATTAGAAGTGGTACAAGAAGAACAACCACAAATAGGTGAGCCTGGTTCCAATGGTTCAGAACCACCTGAGCGACCAACAGCTGAAGAATTAGATCCAACTGGTAATTTTAAATTTGGAGATGAAACCGAAGCAGAGGAAGTGGTAGCAGAATAAAAAAACAATATTTATTAATGATGTTCTTGTGATTGTTTTATAGGAGATTAAAATGGCAGTACCAACTTCAAGGGCAACTTTAATATCTTATTGTAAGAGACAGCTTGGTGATGGTGTAATTGCTTTAAATGTTAGTGCAGATCAGGAAAGTGATGCGATTGATAATGCATTACAATATTATCAAGATTATCATTACGATTCCATTCAGAAAACATATGTAAGTCACCAAGTAACAGCATCGGATATAACCAATAAGTATATTAGTATTGATGATTCTATAACTGGAGTAATTAATATATTTCCAGTTTCAGCTTCATCAACTACTAATATGTTCAATCTTCGCTATCAAATACGTTTGAATGATCTATTTGATTTGATGCAAGTATCCATGACTAATTATTTTTTAACAGAAAGCCAACTAGCAACGATTGATAATGTTTTAGTAGGATCTCACCCTTTTGATTTTAATCGTCATATGGATAGACTTTTTATTCGTATGGATTGGGCCAATGACATTAATGCAGATGAATATCTCATTATAGAATGTTATAGAATAATAGATCCAGAGACATATACTCAAGTTTATAACGATAGATGGTTAAAAAGATATGCAACTGCATTAATGAAAAAACAATGGGGTCAAAATCTCATTAAATATGATGGAATGACTTTGCCGGGTGGCTTAACTTATAATGGTTCGACTATTCTCGATGCAGCTACGACAGAATTAGAAACCTTAGAATCAGAAATGTCATTGGCTTATGAACTGCCATTAGATTTTTTAACAGGATAGACTATGGCCACAAATTCATATTTTTCTCACAATACTTCAACAGTTGAACAAACTTTGTTGGATAATTTAGTGGTCGAGTCTATTCAAATTATGGGGATGGATATTAACTATTTGCCCCGTACTCAAAATAATATTGATACTCTTTTTGAAGATGCAGAGAGAAATAGCTTTAATACATCTTATACAATTGAAGTTCATATTGGCGAGGATACTCTGCAGGGATTTGGCGGAGAAGGTGATTTAGTCTCAAGATTTGGAGTTGAAGTTAGGGATACTGTACAGTTGGTTATGGCAGTGAGTCGATTCACTTCTGTTATAACTTCACAGGATGCTACTTTGACCAAGCCCAGAGAAGGTGATCTAATTTATTTACCAATGTCTTCACAACTGTATGAAATTACATTTGTTGAAGATATGATTCCATTTTTCCAAATAGGTAAAAATTATGTATATCAATTAGAATGTTCATTGTTCCAATATGCAGATGAAGAAATTGCTGTTGGTATTGCAGCTGTCGATGCAGTCGAAACAACATATTCATATGCAATCGATTTAACAATGGCAGTTGGGGGTTCTGGTTCATTTACAGCTGGAACTAATATATATCAGGGTACTTCTTTGACAGCAGGCACAGCTAGAGGTGAGGTTGCTTCATGGGATAGTAGTACTAGGATATTAAGAGTTATTAATATTGATGGTACTTTTAATGCTAATGTGGCAGTCACTGATGGTACTGCTTCTTGGACATTGAGTTCTTTTGACGATCTCACACTACCAACAGATAAGTTCGCACAAAACTTGGAAGTTGAGACTTTGGCAGATAGTGGTATAGTAGACTTTACAGAATCTAATCCTTTCGGTAACTTTTAATGCTAGGTAAAACTTTTTATAATCAATCAATACGAAAGATTCTTGTTGCCTTTGGTACTCTTTTTAATAATATCAATATAGAGCGTGAAAATACAGATGGTACTACAGAGAGTATTAAAATACCATTAGCATATGCACCAAGAGCTCGATTTGTTCAGAGATTGAATCAGACTTATGATGCGACTGAAGTACAGACCACTTTACCTAGAATGAGTTTTGAGTGGACTGATATTTCTTATGATTCTACTCGTAAATTAAATACGATGCAGAAAATGGGTTCAGTTTATATAACTTTAACCTTTGCAGCTGCAGCTAGTGGTAGTTTTAATGTTGGTGAAAAGGTTACAGCCCCTTCTGGTGCATTAGGCTATGTTGTAGATGAGCCTAGTACGACTACTCTTACTCTCAGGGATACTTCTGGAACTTTTGTTAATGGTGAAGTAATAACAGGTACAATTTCAGCTGAAACAGCTACTTTAGCTTCTTCTGGTGCAGTTAGTACAAATGCAACTAGAGTTAGTTATAGGTATCAGCGAGTACCCTATACTATGACTTTGGGTCTAGCAATTGCAGCACGTACTACTGAAGATGGTTTAAAAATTATAGAACAAATTTTACCATTTTTCACTCCAGAATTTACTGTAACAGTCAGAGATGTAGTATCTCATGATATGCCAGTGGTTTTAACAAGCGTGTCTCAAGAAGATCAATGGGAAGGTGATTTTACTGAAAGAAGATTTATTATATGGACTTTAGATTTTGAAACAAAAGTATATCTATATGGCCCACCGAAAGACAGTAATGTTATTACTAAGA